ATGACCGCAGGCGGGTTGTCGATAATGGCTTTTTCCAGCAGCGCCGCCAGTTCCGGGTAAGTGCTGGTGGTGGTCGCCAGACCTTGCAGGTGCGGCGCTTCCAGGTCGGTCATGGCCACTTGCAGTTCAGGCAGTGCGCCAAGGGCGTCGCGCAGCCGTGCGAGATCACGAGGACGCGCGTTGCGCAGGCCGATCCGCGCGAGAATCCGTTCGATGTCGCCGATTTCCTTGAGCTGCGGTTGCAGTTTTTCGAAACGGTAGCGATCGAGCAGGCAAGTGATCGAAGTCTGGCGCGCCAGCAGCACGGTCAGATCGCGCAGCGGACGATTCAACCAACGGGTCAGCAAACGGCTGCCCATGGCGGTCTGGCAGCGATCGACCACCGATTGCAGGGTGTTGTCGCGGCCACCGGCCAGGTTGGTGTCGAGTTCAAGATTGCGGCGGCTCGCACCATCCAGCACCACGGTGTCATCGAGACGTTCGTGGCGCAGGCTGCGCAGGTGGGGCAGGGCGGTGCGCTGGGTTTCCTTGGCATACGCCAACAGGCAACCGGCAGCGCCGATGGCCAGGGTCAGGTTCTCGCAGCCGAAGCCTTTCAGGTCCTGAGTAGAAAACTGTTGGCAAAGACTTTTCAGTGCTGAATCACGCTCGAAATCCCACGGCGCACGACGGCTGACGCCACGGCGTTTTTCCGCTGGCAGGTCCCTTGGCCAGTCATCCGGGATCAGCAACTCCACCGGATTGATCCGCTCCAGTTCCGCGAGCAGGTTCTCCCAGCCTTTGATTTCCGACACGCTGAAACTGCCGCTGGTGATGTCCAGCACGGCCAGACCGAACAGACGCTCATCCCCCAGCAGCGCAGCGATCAGGTTGTCGCGGCGCTCGTCGAGCAGCGCCTCATCACTGACCGTACCCGGTGTGAGGATCCGCACCACCTGACGCTCCACCGGGCCTTTGCTGGTCGCCGGGTCGCCGACTTGCTCGCAAATCACCACGGACTCGCCAAGCTTGACCAGTTTCGCTAGATAGCCTTCCGCTGCGTGGTAAGGAATGCCACACATCGGAATCGCCTGCCCCGCCGACTGCCCGCGGGCGGTCAGGGTAATGTCGAGCAACTTGGCCGCCTTCTTCGCGTCTTCGTAGAAGATCTCGTAGAAGTCGCCCATGCGGTAGAACATCAGCTGGTCCGGGTGCTGATTCTTCAGGCGCCAGTACTGCTGCATCATCGGAGTGTGGGAGGAAAGGTCTGAAATAGCTTTATTCATCAGGGGTTTAGCTTTACCGGAAAAAGTGACGAGGCCAAAACGGGGTCGTTCGCATCTTCAAAATGGCGAGTGTTTGCCAGCGATGCGGCCCGTGAGTTGATTCAGTGGGGCCGAGTATGAAGTTTTTTTGAAGTGGATGCAGCAACGCACCGCCGCTTGGGTTGGCATTGTGTCCTATAGTGCCGAAAAGCTATCGAATGATCGGAATTCGAGGATTGCAGATCAGTTGAGGACGCAGCTTGGAACAGTCAGAGGGCATCGGCTCAGGGATATCAGCGAGCAACTGTTACTACGATGCGGAAAAAATGACCCTCAGCCGGGCGCGGCAGTCAGCGGTGCTAGGCAGCAATGAAAGTGACCTGCTGCTGGCCCTGATAGCCGGCGTGACCGATAAGGAGCAGCTTATCTCCCGAGTCTGGGGGGAGCGCGGCCTGGTGATTTCCGACAGCAGTTATTACAAGACGCTGCACATGCTCCGCGCGCATTTCGCTGACGTCGGGTTACCGCGGGACAGTCTTAAGACCTTGCCACGCCGTGGCGTGGTGCTGTTGTGTGAAATCCGCTTGGTCAGCACGCAGACTCAAGCCTCTGAGTCGCCACCTGCGGTGGTAAACGATGCTGAACCATTCATCGTCGACGCTCCCATGGTGAAAAAGCCATTCAGTCGTTACTGGCGCTTCCTTTTGCCAGCAATCCTGGTGCCTGCGATTGCTCTTCCGGTCTTTTACACTTACCTGGTGTTTAAAAAGCCAGCCGATCTGGAAGAGTGGAAACTCATCTGGCAAGAGGGTGAAGCGAAGTTGTATGTAGAAGAAAGTGAAAGAATGTCCAAAGAGGATATTGTCAAGGCGCTCAGCGAGTTCGAACCACCGATTGTATTGTCCGATATCAACTACTATGTGCGAAAGCCACTCTCCCAATTGCTGGTCAAATGCATCAAGCCGGAAAGTAAGGGGGAGGCCATATGTGTGAACTACCAACTCGTTGGAAAAAAATAATCGCAGTGATTGCCGCTTTGTCGGTATTCGTCTTCGGTGCTCTGGTTATAAAACATTTTTATTTGATCAGTCGCGATATTCCGCGCGCACCTTGTTTTGCATCCATAGATTTTGTCCATACGAATGATCACAAAGTTCGTTGGCATGGCGTTGGTGATATGACGATCGACTCAGAGGAAGGCGCTCTTTATGTGTACTACGCTGTCAAAACCCCTGAGGGCAAAGTCTATACTTATGATCGCAAGTTTGAAATTGCACTCACCCATCTGGATACTTCCAGGTTTCTGTTCAGGACGCGTTCGATTGTAAAGTTTGATGCGGACACCGCCGGCGATGAACTTCCGTTTATGGAAAGAGGTTTTCAAGGCGGTATGGTGACGTTCAATTACTTCTCCGATACCGAGTACTACTACAACATCAATAACTTGATCAATGGCGTATGCCACGTCCCTCGCTAGCGAAAACCCCCGGGGTGCAAGGCCTCTGGGCGATTAAGTAAGACTGAGTAAGAGGCCTGTAAGGCCTTGACGGCCCCGGGTCGTTAATATGATTCGAGTCAAGCCAACAGCCCCTGCGACTACCCGAGAGTCAGCGCACTGCGGCTGTTTGGTTGCCTTGAATAATATGGCGATGTTTAAGCTGTTGAGGAACGTATAGATGCTCTGGTTTTGCGTGCGCAGTGCTCATGGGGCCAAGTCTCCCGTCTGGAAGCGATCAATTGCAATAAACAGGGAAGGTATCGTGTTTGTGCCGGCGGTTATGGGTGGAAAAGAAAAGGACGTCAGTATTTCCACGTTGTCTGATCGTACTCCGGTGTTGCTGTGCTTCGATCATGTTTACGTACCGGTGGCGTGGATGGTTGAACACTTCCCAATGTGTAGAACTCGCTGTTGCGAAATGATGAAGGCAGCACTTTTTGCTATACGGGAAACGTTAGTTAGTCGCGAGGCATGGTCTCGGGTGAGCTACTTTCATGGGCGCGCAGGAGAGAAAAACTATCTGGGGTTTGTCTGATGAGATCAAGTCTGTTGTGGAATCTGTCCTTGCTGATTGGCAGCGTTTTGATCATCGATAGTTCAAGGGCTGACTCGCGGGAAAGTTGCGCGCAGCGCCGCGCTGAACTTGTGTTGCAAATTGAGCGCGCTGACAAGGCGGACAATATATATCGCAAGTCCGGTCTGGAGCGGGCGCTGGCCAATGTCGAGCGTTATTGCCAAGAACCCTCCGCGCAAGATGACCGTTCTAGCTCCATCCAGAAGGCCGAAGCCGAAGTGCGACGCAGACAGAACTATCTGGAGGCCGCGCGTCAGTACGGCGATGTGAAAGTCATCAAGAATCAGGAAGCGAGGCTCGAACGAGCTCAGACAAAACTGCAAAAGCTCATGGATGAGTAAAGGGTCAACCACGGCCCACACACCGCAGCAGGTTTTCTTTTTTCAACTCTGCAATTCAACAAGCTCATCAGTGACACCGAGGAATCGAATATGAAAAACATCCTTATCTTTGCTTCAGTCTTTACTTCTGCTGTGCTGATCTCTGGCTGCACCGCGACCGACTGGGTGCATGCTGCCGGTGGAATCATGGGCGCCAAGGACGATTACGACAGGAAAGCCAGAACCGATCGACTAAAAAAAGCCAATGCTGCTGCGCGTCGCGTCAAAGGCTGACCACAAGTTGGAACCGGGCCGTTATCCAATACAAAATGATGGCTCGGCAATATCATTTTGCGGCTGAATTCATATTTATGCGTTAATTATGCAAATCAGCATTTGTCTTAACCAATAACTTCAAGCACTATGCGCGTTATGCAAAAACGCAACGTAGCCTCCGTCTTAAGAGCACTGCTCGACCAGCACGGGATCTCCCCCACGGAGCTCCACCGTCGCACCGGCGTGCCTCAATCCACTCTCTCGCGGATTCTCAGCGGGAAGATCGTCGATCCCTCGGATAAACATATCTCGAAGATCGCCGAGTACTTCGCCGTGAGCACCGATCAGTTGCGCGGGCGCGCGGATGTCGCGCCGTCGGCCGGTGCCGCGCGTGATGATGTACACGCGGAACTCAAGGACATAATGCTGTGGGACGACGATACGCCGGTCGATGATGACGAAGTATCGGTGCCGTTCCTTCGCGAGGTTGAATTGGCTGCTGGATCAGGAAGATTCGTCATCGAAGAGAGCGAGCGCTCTAGCCTGCGCTTCGGCAAGCGCAGCCTGCGCCATAACGGTGTGCAGTTCGACCAGGCCAAATGCGTGACAGTGCGCGGCAACAGCATGTTGCCGGTCTTGCGTGATGGTGCCACCGTCGGCGTCAATGCGGGCAAGTGCGGCATCGGCGACATCATCGATGGCGACCTGTACGCGATCAATCACAACGGCCAATTGCGCGTGAAGCAGCTTTATCGCTTGCCTACCGGCATTCGTCTGCGCAGCTTCAATCGCGATGAGCATCCAGACGAGGACTACAGCTTCCAGGAAATCCAGGAAGAGCAGATTGTCATCCTCGGTCACGTCTTCTGGTGGGGCATGTACGCCCGCTAACCAGACCTCTTCCAGATAAACCCGCCTTCGTTGGCGGGTTTTTTTTCGCCTGGATAAAACCACCAAACCCTTTCGCTGCGGGGCTTTCATGCGTTTGCGCATTTCTAATGCATAAATAAATGCATTTGCGCATTGACTGGATATGCATACATGCATATTCTTGCCACCAAGCCGCTCGACAAAGCGGCTGGCAAGAAAGCTCTTTAGTTCCACAAGAACAGGCAGCGATGAACCGGCCTCAACGGTTCAGAGGGTTGGCAACTGACCCGGGTGTGCAGCGTAAAGCACCAGAAGCAGTTATCCGGCGGGCAGGGACCGCGGTCGGAAAAACAATTTGAATGGACTCGTACCGCGCCAGTAGCGCCGAACAGTCAGCTTCCTTCTTGAACACAGGATTTGAAGGAAGGCGAAGGAGCGCATTACTGAAAAGCCCGGCTTCAGCGCCGGGCTTTTTGGAATGCCTGCCTGGCTTCGATCTGATCGAACCGCCAACCCCCAGGTGTTGTAAATCTAAAAAGGAGAAATGCATGAATCGATACGTTTTTATCGCACTGTTCAACCTGAAGGTTTATCAAATTCTGGATACCGATGAAGCGATGCCGGTGAACCCTCCAGATGGTGTGTGGGGAGAATGGGCGGATGCCACGGGTAACACGACAGTTCAGGTCGGATGGAATGCTTTCAGGGTCAGTGATCATTGGGAGTTTGTCGCGCCTACTTATGACCAGCTAGTGCGCGAAGGTCAGGTGATGGCGGCCATGCTGCTGGCAGACACGCAAAAATGGCTGCTGCTCAATCCATTTGATTACAAGGTGGATCTGGGCGTCGCAACGCCTGCCGAAGAAGCAGCGTTACTGGCTTTCAAGCAATACGTTGTCGCCGTGAGCGAATACAAAAATCAACCTGATTTCCCGTACACCATTACTTGGCCAGCGATCCCTTTCCCTTTCGTTTAAATCAGCTGTGCGGTTTTCCGGGCCGCATTACTGAAAAGCCCGGAGACTGCCGGGCTTTTTGGAATGCCTACCTCAAGAGATAACGATTGAACCCAACACACATCACTCATCAATCACCCCCGGGAGGCGTGACATGACAAGCGAGCAACAAGCGTTGGCGGACATGCCGATCTGGCTGGTCATCCTCCTTGCCGTCGTCGGCGGAGTTTCCGGCGAAATGTGGCGCGCCGACAAGGAAGGTGCCCGTGGCTGGTCACTGCTGCGACGCCTGGCCCTGCGCTCCGGCGCCTGCATGATCTGCGGCGTGTCGGCGATCATGCTGCTGTATGCCGCTGGACTTTCGATCTGGGCCGCCGGTGCGTTCGGTTGCCTGACAGCGATGGCCGGCGCCGACGTCGCCATCGGGTTGTACGAACGCTGGGCGGCCAAGCGCATTGGTGTCTGCGAAGTTCCGCCTCGCGACCAACCTTAACCTGAGTACTTCTCCGTGCCGCCATTTTGGCGGCAGGGTTTCGCGTGGACGATTGAAAAGGAGGTCATGTATGCCCACACCGATTCAGCAGCCGTCGCAACTGTTCACAGCTATCGCGACGACGCTGCGCAACACTGCCGGACTCAACCTCAACGTCGGCAATCACGATGATTTCGCTGCGCCGGGCGATCAGGCCTGGGTGTTGATCAACTTCGACCGCAATGGACCGGGAGTGCGTGCCGCTGACGGGCGAATTGCTCATGTCATGACGGTCTCCCTGCAAGTCATCCCGGCCCTTGCCGCCAGCGCATTTGCAGCGTGCGATCTGATCGCGGTGCTGAAAAACCTGATTACTGACAACCGCTGGAACCTGCCCGGCGATCAATGCGATCTGCCGATGAATATTGATGGCTTGCCGTCATTGCTCATCCGCGGCGATCAGCAATACAAAGCCTGGACCCTGACGTTCAACCAGACCCTCTACCTCGGCCCGACCTTGCTGGACGATCCACTGGGTACGCCGAAATTCGCTCGCACCTGGGAGGTCAGCAATATCGACGACCCGGACCAATACACCGCGCTGGAGGCCTGACCGATGTTCGACGCATTACTGCGCATGCAACTCGGCCCGATCATCGAGCGCCTGGCCGAAATGGAAGCGGAAATCGACGACCTGCACCGCCGTGCCGAGAGCTTCTGCCGCATCGGCATTTGCCAGACCGTCGACGCCGCGAGCAACACCTGTCAGGTCAGTCACGGCGGCTTGCTCACGCCAGCCATCAAGTTCTTCAATCCCAGCGCTGGCGCGCAGAGTGAATCGCGGATTCCGACGGTGGGCGAGCAGTGTCTGCTGTTCAACTACGGCAGCGGCGAAAGCGGTGCACAAAGCGTGGCGTTGTTCGGTTTGAACAGTGACCGTTTTCCGCCAGCCTCTACGATCCCGACGCTGACCCGTCGCGTGCATCAGGACGGTAGCGAAAGCGGCTACGACGATGCTTCACACACCCTGCACTGGCAAAACGGCCCGGCAGCTTTCAACGGTTCTCGTGAATCGCTGGAGCTGAGCATCGGCCCGGCACGACTGGCAATGACACCGCAACTGATCACCCTGCAACTGGGTGCAGTCGGCCTGACCATTGACGCTTCGGGCGTGCACTTCAGCGGCCCATTGGTCGATCACCAGGGCCGTGTCATCAGCCCCTGAATCAAGAGCCTTCCATGATCGGAATCGATAGAGACAGCGGGGCCACGGTCGACGACTGGCTGCAATTTGTGCAGCGCGCGACCCGGGCCCTGACTACGCCGCTGGGTACCCGGCAAAAAAGGCCCTTGTACGGATCGCTGATCCCCTCGTTGTTGGGGCAGAACCTCGGCGACGACGTCCTGCTTCTGGCCCAGAGCCACGCGGCGCAAGCGTTCTACAACACGCAGAACGGGATCAGCGATTTTCAGCCGCAAGTGATCGTCGCCAGCCGTCAGGGCGCCGGTCTGCTGCTGCGTTTCGCCGGCACCTGGAAAAACCGTCAACAAACCTTCGAGGTCGTGACATGAGCATGTTGATCCCCGGCCAGAACCAATTGGCCGAACCCGCGCTGATCACCGTTGAAGCCTTCGAAGACTTGCTCGCTGAGTTCAAGACTTTCGTCGTCGAATACGTCGGGGCGCGTTCGCCGGACAGTGCTGCGAAACTCAAGACCAGCCTGGAAAACGAAAGTGAACTGCTGACCCTGGCGCTGGAAGCTTTCTGCGTGCGGCTGCAAACCCATGAGCGCAAATACAACGCTCGCATCAAACAGATGCTGGCGTGGTGGGCGACGGGCAGCAACCTCGATGCACGGCTGGCGGACATGGGCCTTGAGCGGCAGTTGCTTGATCCAGGTGATCCGGCAGCATTTCCACCGGTGCCGGCGATTTATGAAAGCGACGATGACGCCCGTTTGCGTTATTACCTGGCTCCCCATGCGCCGGCAGCCGGTTCGCGGATGCAGTATCGCCGCGAAGTCTTCACCCTCGGCGAGCGCCCAACGGTGCAAGTCGAATCCACCGAGGCAGGTGTGGTGAATGTCACTTACACCTTCAACCCGGACGGCCTCGCCGCGCAGGTCAAGGATGGCAATGCTCGGCGAACGGCACCGGGCGAAGTGCAGGTCACTGTCCTGTCCCGTGACGGTGATGGCACGCCCCCCGCGACATTGCTTGATGGCGTTCGTCAGCACTTCGCGCGGCCTGATGTACGACCGGAAACGGACCTTGTTACGGTCAAGGCTGCTGACATTCAGCGCTACAAGATTCGCGTTGTCGCCAAAATCAATTCCGGCCCCGATTCGGGCCTGACCAAAGTCGCCGCGCAACAGCAACTGCAGGCCTACGCCGACAGTTGCCATCGCCTCGAAGGCCGGGTCGATCCGAGCTGGATCGACTACACGCTGCACAGCGCCGGTGCCGTGCAACTGCAGATTCTCGAACCGCTGGCGCCGATCGTGACGACGGCGTTTCAAGCGCCGTATTGCACGGCGGTCGAGGTTGAGGTGCTGACGCTATGAGTGAACAAACTCAGCGCCCGACGCTGTTGCCGGCCAACAGTTCGGCACTCGAACGAGGTCTGGATCTCGGCTTTGGCGCCTTGCTTGATCGCATCGCACCGCCGTTTCCGGAACTGATGAACCCCGCAGAAACCCCGGTCGCCTTTCTGCCGTATCTGGCAGCGGATCGCGGTGTTGCCGAATGGAGCAGCGCCGCACCGGAAGCGGAAAAACGCCTGACCGTCGAACTGGCCTGGCCCACCGCGCGTCAGGCCGGCACCCGCAAGGCGCTGGAAAACGCCGCCAAGGGTTTGCAACTACGCCCGGAAATCCGCGCTTGGTACGAACAGACACCGCCCGGCGCGCCGTACAGTTTTTCCGTTCGCGCCTTCAGCGACCAACCCTACAGCGAAGAAATCGACGCCCGTCTCGACCGACGCCTGGCGGATGCCAAGAGCGAACGCGATGTGCTGACGGTCTCGGTCGGCTTGAGCGCTTTCGGCAATCACGTCATCGCTGGAGCGACGTTCTGCGGCGAACTGACCACGGTTTATCCGGTGTTCATCGAAGGGCTGGAAACCTCGGGAGAGGCGTTCATGGCTGCCGGTATGTACACCGTCGAAACATCCACTATTTATCCTCAGGGGGCCTGAATGGCTGACTATTACACCCTGCTCACCAACGCAGGGATTGCCTACGAAACGGCGTGCAAGGCCGCGGGCACGCCGATCAAGTTGACGCAGATTTCCGTCGGTGACGGCGGCGAGGGCGGGGTCTACAACCCGGCCGCAACCGCCACCGCGCTGAAACGCGAAGTCTGGCGCGGGCCGCTCAATGCGCTGTTCCAGGACGAGAAAAACCCGAGCTGGCTGCTCGCCGAAGTGACCATTCCGCCGGATGTCGGCGGCTGGTATGTGCGAGAGGCGGGGCTTTGGACTGATACCGGGATTCTTTACGCCATCGTCAAATATCCGGAGTCGTTCAAACCGGTTCTGGCCACGTCGGGTTCGGGGAAAGAGTTCTACATTCGCTCGATTTTCGAGACCAGCAATGCATCGCTGGTGACGTTGTTGATTGATGACACCGTGGTTAAAGCCACGCGTGCCTGGGTCATGAGTTACCTCGCGGAAGAACTCGGCAAGCTCGATGGCAAGCAGTCGGTGCGTGTTGCTGCGACTGGCAATGTCGTGTTGAACGGTGCGCAGCAGATTGATGGTGTGGCAGTGATTGCTGGCGACCGCGTGCTTGTTGCGAATCAGACGCTGGCCAAGGACAACGGCCTGTGGATCGTCGCCAATGGCGACTGGGTACGGGCGACCGATGCCAACAGTAACGCCAAGGTTACGCCAGGTCTGACGGTCATGGTCGAGGAGGGCACGGCGAACGGAGATTCGCTGTGGCACCTGACCACCAATGCGCCGATCACTCTCGGCACTACCGCGCTGACGTTCAAGATGCTCGCCGGGCGAACCGGGATTGCTGCCGGGACTTACAAGAGTTTGACGGTTGATGAGTATGGCCGTGCGACTGCGGGGGCGAATCCCAATACATTGGCCGGTTTCGGGATCACTGACGCCCTTGGCATCAACGCAACGGCAGTCGCGGCTCGAAAGCTTGAAACGCCTCGGAGTATTTCCGTCTCCGGCGCGGCGAGCGGTAGCGCGTCGTTTGACGGATCGGCAAATGCCAACATATCCATAGCGCTTGCCGACTCAGGCGCTGCTGCCGGTACTTACACAAAGGTTACCGTTAACACTAAAGGTTTGGTGACAGGGGGAGCAGCACTTTCGGCGACAGACATCCCGTTCCTTGACTGGTCGAAAATTGGCTCCGGCAAGCCAGCTACTCTCGCGGGTTACGGGATAACCGATGCCTACACCACAGCGGGTACCCAAGGCGTCGTCAATCAGGCCATTGCCGACTTCTCGACAACTAAAAACCTGGCCGCTCCGGCCTTTCTGAACGGGTTCTACGACGCAAACACTTCGCGCTACTGGACGGCGAACGGCAACTTGTATGTCTCCATCGACTTTGCCCGTGGAACTGCGATTGGTGGTCAATCAACTCTTTTGTGTGTTCTACCGCCCGGTGCAAGGCCTCGATTCAGATGTTGTGGCACCGGGGATTGGGTTACGTCGTCACCCTTGGCGTTTGGTTACCTCTCCTGGTCACTTGAAACCAACGGGAACCTCAGCATCGACCTGTCAGTGGGAGCGTCGGCTGGAGCTAGCGCCTACCAAGCTCAAATTCACCTCTGCACTCAACTAGCGTGAAGGCAAGCCATGTATTACATCCTCGATTCAAAAGGCGGATTTCTCTTCTCCGACGCCAGTAATAAAAATTACTCTGACTGGACGCTCATTCCACTTCCCCAGCCTTGCTGGAACCCACGATTTACCGGAGCACGGGACAAGGAAACTGGGGAATGGACCGGCATGTGGGTGCAGGACGGAGAGCCTGTGCCGACCGCCGACGAGATTTGTTTGCGGATAGACACCTATGCTGACGAAATTCGGCGGCTCGTTGCCGGCGACCCATTGCGTGCAGTTGAGTATGAACGTGCTACTGCTGAGGCTCAGCAGTTCAGGGATGACGGCTATCCGGACGATGCAGTGCCGCGCACGGTCGCTGCTTGGGCGATCACGGGTCGAACGCCACGTGAAGCCGCCGACAGCATGCTGGCTGAGGCCAGCCAATATGTGCAGGTATTAAACCTGATCCGCGAGAATCGCCTGCAGGCGAAGGAGCAGATCAAACAGAAGATCGCAACGGGGGCCACTATAGAGGCCAAGCAGATTGCTGATGAAGCAATCATTGCGATTCAAGCAGCGGCTGCCGACGTTAGGCCCGCAATAGGTTAACCATGAAGTCCTGGTGGTCTTTTCATGGGCCGCCCTAGATAGCGCAGCGCTCCAATAAGTGCCCCGAATTCGGGGTGTTTTTTTCTAACCCCAAATGCACTCAACACCCGCCAAAGCCCCTCCCCAAGAGGGGCTTTCCCGTTTATGGAGAAACGAAAAATGGCAACCCGCCAAACCTACACCGTGCTCGTTCCATTCCCCACCGGTGGTGGGCACTGGTCGAGCATCGGTCAAGACCTTGATCTGCTCGACGTCGAGGCCAGTGCCTTGCACTTCGCCGGTCGACTGGAACTGAAAACCCCAACCACCCAGGCCAAAAAGGCCGCTGCCAAGAAGGCTGACTGAATATGGCTGAGGTTCTGAACTTCGAGCACAACGGCATTACCGTCAATGCCACCGAATCCCCCGAGGCCATGGGTGGCCTGGGTGACAACGTCATCGGTCTGGTC